GCACTTGTAGATGTAGTCTTTAAAGGATTTAATGTAGCAAAATTATTAGTACAAGTATCTTCTGTTATATCTGTGGCTGCAATATTAGTTACTGCAAAATGATTATCATTACCTGATGTATCTGCACCTATACCACTAGAGTTTTGACTTGTTCCTGTTTGTTGAAACTCTAAATAAAAACCATTAGTGCCATAAGTTCCTGTATATTTTTTTGGAATCCAAACTCCATTATTATCAAACTCTCCGAATGATGTAGCATCTAAAGCAGTACCATCTACAACATGATACTCTGTTAAATATCCATCAATATAAGCTGAACTACTATAACCACTTATTCTATGCACTGCTTGTCTACTAAAATCTAATTCTGTATTTTGTCCTAAATCACTTCTGTTATCTACGGCATAATCTGTTTCTTCTACGCCATTGATGTAAATTTTAATTCTATTAGATGCTGATGCCTGTGTTGTATCTACGGCTACTACTGCATGATACCAAGCAGAAGGGTCACGAAGAACTCTAGAAGGTCCAAAATACTTTTGTGATGAGTCTAAGAATCCTGTTCTAAAACCATCACTACTATTAATAAATATTAAAAAATCAGTGCTTCCACTTCCGTTGTTATCAGTATAAAAAAAATATTGAGAGGTGCCTAAAACACCTCTTTTAAACCAAAACGAGAAAGTAAAAGTTCTTCTGTTACCAGTTGAACTAGGTGTAAATTCTAACTTGGGGCTATCTCCATCATTAAGTCTTAAAGAGTTACTTATCTCATATCCCTTAGATTCATTTCCCCCTGCTATAGGAAATACCATGTTACACTACCTCGTCTGGAAACTCGCCTAGTGGTCTTGATACAACTCCCTCACTATCTTTAGTGTAGGTTAATAAAGTGATTAATGCATCTATATCTGAACATCCGTCTATAGATGTTTCCATAGCATTGACTTTTGTTCTAACTCCTGCTCTGTATGTTGTAATATTACTAGGTACAGAATAGCTAGTAACATCTGCAGCTTTGATGACATACCAATCTGTCTTAGCTAGTAGCCCTGCAGCTTGTGCATTAAATTTATTTTTATAAAAA